GTGTGATAACATAGTAGAAATATCTGACTATGTATTTCTGGTTTAAATTCCGGCGTCAGGCCAAAAAAATCGAGCGGTCACAGGGACCGTCATCTCCTCATCTGAACCATCAATCATACGAACCTCGCAGGTCATATTTACATCTGGAGAAATCACTTGTAAATTTTTCCTAAAATCAAGTGAATCTCTTGATAATAATTGATTGTCTACGAAATCATTAATAACTGATGTTTCACGATTCCCATCTATAGCCACAATCTGTTGTTTTAGACGAGTAGTGATTTCGGGAACATAATCTGGTGAAATTTTTGATAATGCTTTTAATTGAGATTCTACAGCCTTTTCATCTCCTTGAGTAACCAACTTAAATGTAACTACTTTTTTGGAAGTTGGTAATTCAAAATCGTGTTCATTAAGACCCTTAGTAAATTTTTTAAAATCTATTTCCTTTGCTTCAAACGAAGTTAAATCTACTGAATTTGTCCGCGTTTCACCATCAGTATCTATGTATTCAAATTCATATTCTTTACCATACGCAAGTACTCTTGCTGCAAGTAAAATAGCATTTTTATCACCTAATAGTATATCATCTTGATTGATGTTAGAAACTATAAGTGATTCTAATAGTTTATCTAATACAATACCTTTCTGTATTAAATTTTGTGATGTAAGAATATCTTCTTCTCTTGCAGTCATATACTTTACCTCAACTTCCCCACTTGATAATGGATTGTCATCAGGATACAAATATCCTTTTGATGGCAAGGTAATCATCTCAGTAGGAAATTGGCGTTTTTCTTCTGCCATTTTTATCTCCTTTGTATTCTATATTGAATTATACAATATAACCAATTATTTAAAACTTTATCTGGGTATCAATTAAGATACCCAGTATAAATTATTTTCTACCAAATTTCTCTGCTGCTGTGACTCCGAGTCCAACTACTGAGATATACATAAAACATTCTAATATTTTATCTTTTACCTCAAATGTAGTAAAGGAATCTGCACCCCAACTACATATCAACATAAAGAATGCCATAAAACCGACAAATCTTTTGCTGGAAATCTTTGCATCACTCGAAAGCATTTCTCTAAAAAAGTTCATATTTACTCCTTAGAATTGTAGGATTGCGTAATCGTATCTTAGTGTAAGTGTAATGTCTGCTGGATCAGTAGTATTTGCCCAATCCAAATCATTAAAGTTAGCATTTACAATCCAAGTTCCTTTTAATGTCCACTCCTCAACTTTGTCACCAACAGGTCCTAAAACATTAATAGTTACATCTTTTTTATAAAAATCTGTGTAACCATCTCTACCTGTTACTGACTCGTGAGCTAATCTCACCCATTCCATTACGGCCTGTGCTCCACTTGGAACAACAGGGTCATAAAGTGTAATTTCTAATTCTTCCCATGCTCCTTTACCTTTGACATATCTTTTTACATTGATGTGGTCAAGTTCAATAGTTTCAAAGGCTATTGATGGTCTGTTAGCAGTCTTAATTAAATAAGCTGGTATACCTTCAATATACATGATGTACCGATTTTTAGTTTTCGGTTCAAACGGTGTGAACATTATTTCAGAAGGATCTAATAAATCTGGCATCTTTAATCTCCAATAAGTTTTATTCTTCAACTATAAATATCAATTTTATAAAAAATCGTTATATTCATTTTTCATAGTTTTATAGAAGTTTTTTATATCTGTCATATATAAATATACCGAGCAACAAAAAACCCCTCAAAAAAGAGGGGCTTTTCGTTTAGTTAATCTATTTTGATTAAACTTATTCAGGAAATGCTGCTCCTGTAGGTTGAACTATGAAGTCCAATACAATAAATTCAGCTGTCCGTGTTGGTTGGATAAATATCTGACCAACAAGTTGATTTCTATCAACGACATCTGGAGTATTATTGGAATCATCCATTACTACTCTAAATGCTGACAAACCACTATTCGATTGTACTGACTCTAAGAAAGGATTCACAATGTTTAGGAATCTGTTTCTTGTTGCTGTAGTATTCTGTTCGAATACTAAATACCTACTTGATGACGCGATGAATTTCTTCAATCTAATCAACAATCTACGAACATTAACTCTGTCGAGTGCTGAAGGACGACCTTGTAAGGTTTTTTGTCCCCATACACATACACCTTGACCTGGGAATGAAGCGATTGGATTAACTCTATCTTCGTAAAGGTCATCCCTTTCAGAATGAGTCAATCTTGTTTCTGCTTCTAATACACTTGTCAATCCACCACGATTCAAACCAGCTGGTGCGAACCATTCGTGAGCTACTTTATCAGTATATGCGATTGTTCCTGCTAATACTACTGAAGGCGGAACCCATACTGGTAATGATGTATTTCTATCAACAATCTTTACCCAAGGATAATAGGTTGCTGCGTAGTTCGTATCGAGTGCTGTTATAGCTGCTGTTGCAGTTGCTATATTATCACCTTTAATCGTACTATCCAATAGATAAAATGCATCACCACGAGCTTCCATCTTTGATATCGCGTGATTTGTTACACTACTATGTTTTCCGTGAATAACACCTGGTGTTACCAACATATTGATATCAAATTCATCAGCGTTACTGATAGCGTTTATAGCTTTCTTATAAGCTACCGTACCACCAGTTGCCGTTGTTGAACAATCAAACCCTTGTGTATTAGTATTCACAATATCTGCTGCTGTATACTTTGGTGTTGCTGGATTAACACTATCGAATCCACCTTGAAATGGAACAACGAACTTTCTCTGTTTAATATTAGAAAGTGATAGTGTTATCTTTTCAGTTCCATCAGAATAAGTATCACCAGTTACACTTGCATCTGAACTACCGAAGTAATCTTCAATACTCATAGTAGTATGATTACCCGCTCCAAATGAATTAATTGGTGCTAAATATTCTTTAGCATCTGCGTTTGAGAAATCGTGTCCAAAAGGAACATTTGCGTCAAACTCACCTTGTGCATTTGATTGTGATTGTTGTATTGTCCAAGTTGGAATTGAAGTATCATTACTACCAAATGGATTACTAATTGCTGCGTGTCCCATTGGTACTAACGATACAGGTATCTCTTTATTTGATATAGCTGAAAAATCAGATACATAGATGTACTTAGACATATTTGGCCAATCACCATTGTAGGTGAGTTTACCATTTGCGTCTATTGTTACATATCTATCACCAATTCTTCTTGCAAAGAAATTAGGACTTTCAGGATTAAAATTCAAACCATCCCATTGTTCTAAGATATTATCTTTAGTTAGGTTATTATCAGTTAATCCAGTTTGTCTTAATTGAAGTGAAAATGAACCATAATCACTACCTGCAATTGAACCTGCTGCTTTTATATTCAAAATAACAATTTTATATTTGTTATTTACATCACTACCATGTGAACGCGATTGAACTTTAAACAGACTGTATCTTGATTTATTTACTATTTGTGATTGAATAAATGGTGTTTCAGCGTTATCATAAGTTACTGCCATATTCAATGTATCATGTCCTAAGCTTAAGTCATCAGTTACTCCCCAAGACTTACCACTCTGTTCATACTTAAAGTTCTTATACAAATAAGCTGCTACTGTACTTCCACCAGATTTCTGAACTTGTGCATCTTTACTGAACACTTCATCAATATAAGATGAATAAGTACTTCCTGTATGGAATCCGAAAGTATAAGTTGTTGAGGTTAAACTCTTAGCACCCCAATTACTACCACTCAATGTTAATGAAGCTGATGCCCAATTACCACTAATAGTACTTCCTTCTAAATCTGCGGTTCCATCACCACCACCACGAGATGGGGCTAAGACTGCCAAGGTTGTTGCACCTGCTGCAACTGATCCACCTGCCAAAGTTAAAGTTGTACTACCAGAATTGAAAGTAATACTATTACCACCAGTACCTGCGGCCGATGCCGTAACTGATAATACTGCTGCTGCGCCTGATGCAGATACATCTGATGATACATAAGTATTTATTTCATTTGCTAAGTTTTGAGTAGAAACTGTTAAACTTGATCCAGTTGCAAAATAGTAATAATTTGCATCACCAACATCAGTACCACCTGTAGCTGATGGTACGAAATAATATTTTGTTCCAGTTGCAAGTGTAAGAGTAAAAAGATCTACTCCAGTTTCGAGTGTACCAGTCAAGGTGAAACTACCACTAGCTTTAGCTGCTGCTGAAGTCGCTCCTATCTTAATTGCAAGTGAATCAACCGAGTATCCACTTGTATTAAGGACACGAACTATCGTTACAGTTCCTGCACTCCTTAAATATTGTTCTACCGCGTATGGTGTATAAAAATCTTTAGAAGTTGATCCAAACATTTCTTCAAACTCAGGAAAATTACTGATTTGGGTTGGCACAAAAGCAGGACCTTTAAGTGTTGGTCCTATTATACATGCTCCTATATCAGCAATACCCTGTGGAAGAAATGACAAATCTCGTTCCCTCGTAAACACACCTGGCGATACGATTCTTTCTGCCATTATTTTTCTCCTATTGTGTTATAATTCAAATAACATTAGCCTAAAAAGACTATAAATTTTACTATAAATATAGCGTAAATTTCTCAAACGATATGTTTGAGGGAGATTATTTTAAGTAGTTTCTGAAGTTTCTTCAGATTCTTGTGGTGTAGGTGTAAATACCCCTGTTGCCGGATCTAAATTTCCAGGACCATACTTATCATTCAAAGCTTGAACCAATTTTCGTTCAGTTTCTTGAACTTCAGCGTATTCAACTTCTAATTTAGCTTCCGCATCATCAATTGCATCAAGTTGTTGCTGTACTAACAATCTCTGAACTCGTAATTGTCCAAATTGAAGTTGTTTTCCTTGATATGCGTTTTGTAGGTCTTGTAAAGATTTCAATTCTTCTTCTGAGAATTTTGTCTCTTGATCTGCCATAACTTTTTCTCCTATGTTAATTAACCTTTTATATAAGTATCAAATAAATATCTCTAATTCACTTTTTTCTTTAATTCTTCTACTTCTTCTTTTAATTCTTTGATTGATTCTATTAATAATGGAACAATTCTTTTATAATCAACACCCAAATAACCATTTTTTCTTTTTGTAACGATTTCAGGCAGTACTTTCTGTACTTCTTGTGCTATAACTCCAACATCGTGTCCTCTTTCTTGTGCCCATCCAGGTGATTTATCATTCCAATCAAATTCTACACCTCGAATATCACCTATCTTATCCAATGAACCTTTAATAACTTGTATATTGTCTTTAAGATTTTTATCAGATGCATTATATGCTATAATATCACCATCTGCTACAATATCACCACTTGCAGATATTGCTCCTAAATCAGACCCGTATGAACCACTAACATATAAACTACCAGTAATTGTTGTTCCTGATGAAGCTCTGACTTCACCCGTTACACTAACACCAATATTTGTGGTTTGAAGTTTTGTACTATTATTATAATTTAAATCTACTGAATTGGCTGCGTTTAAAACCAACATAGTTTTAGTACCAGCTGCATTTGAAAATGTCTGAGTACCACCCATATAATTTAGGTTTCCAGTTCCGTTGTCCTTTATGTAACTATTACTACCATCGTGATATAATAATAAATCATTATCATTACCAATACCGAGTCCAGCAAGACCATCACCTATATGTACATGACCAAACGAACCTGTTGAAGTTGCTGAACCACTTATGTTTCCACTTGCAGTTACATGAGTTGTAGCTATATTAGATATTGTACTATCTAAAGTAAGTGCTCCTGTAAATCTACCAGTTCCATTTACATCAAGTTGATATGAAGGAGAATCATCATTTATACCAAGATAACCAGTATCCAAATCAAATGATATAAATTCGTGAGTTACGGCAGAACCTGCAGAGTTTAATCCTCTCATATATGCCATATCGTCTTGATTGTATATGGTAAACCATCTTTTGTTACCACTAGCTCCAATATCAACTAAATCTAAACTGGCATCAGATCCTTGTATAGCAACTCTTGCACCGTGTGCATGGTCTAAATCTTGAACATTTAATATGGTTACATTTCCACTACCATTCCAACCATCTATTGTTCCTGGGGGATGTACTCCACCAACACCAAGATGATTTCCATTACCATCTCCAAATATAGATGTTCCATCTACTAACACATGACCAAATGAACCTGTTGAAGTTGATGAACCACTTACAGTTCCATCTGATGATAAACTAAAGTCATCTGATTCAATTATTAATGGACTATTTCCAGCTAACACACTTGTTTCTACTCTACCAAACGAACCAGT